TGGTCAGCGCGTAGTCCGATGCGCCGTAAGTCCGCATATGAGACAGGGGCGGGGGGTTTCCATACCGAATCCACCCCTTCTCGAAATACACGCCGCCCTCAGGATTCGGGTTGCCTTGGTACAGGCTCGCCCATCCTCTGGCACCGATGATTCTCTTTCTACGCTCCAGATAGTCCAAAGGCCTCTGTTCCGGCCACAGGGCCTCCCCTTTGTCATTGATCGCCGGATGATGCAGGACCGTCCACTGGTCGCCCCCATTCTCCTGGTCCTCGAGCAGTCTCCCGATCAGGTCATCTTCGTGCCAGCGGGTCCCGATTATCACTACCCTCCCTCCGGGCATCAATCGGGTGTAGGCGTCGTCGGTGTACCAGCTGTAGATTTTGTCTCTCATAATGAGAGAGTCCGCATCCTCCCGGCCTTTCACGGGGTCATCAATGACCAGCAAGTCCGCTCCGAATCCGGTAATCGGGCCGGTTACGCCGGCGGCGCAATAGACTCCGCCCTGATTCGTGTGCCACAGATCCGCGGCCTTGGAATCAGGCGCGAGCGTCACTTCAGGGAATATGGAGAGGTGCGATTGGTGGGTCATTAGATTCCTGACCCGCCTCCCGAATGTCTGTGCGAGCCGTCCTCCATACGCCCCATGGATGATTTCCTGCTTCGGGTGCCTGCCGATGTACCAGGCCGGGAATCGCTGGCTGGCCGTCAGCGATTTTCCGTGTCTTGGGGGTTCTACGATAATCAGGCGATCCACCTCGCCTCTTTCCACCATTTCCAAATGGTCGTTGATTTCGTCCAGGTGCCTTGCTTCCTCGTAATGAGGCGTGGTGGCCTGTATGTACGCTTTCAGGCTATTCCGGCAACGCCTCTTCCTCTGCTCCGACAACATGGCCCGGAATCGAGTCTCGTCGCTTTTGCTCCAGCTCGAGGAGTTCCCGTTGTAATTCGTCATCCGTCAATTCCGAAAAGGCCCCTGGCGCTCCTACTTCATGTCGTTCTATGAACATGGCCAGATGCTGTCCCAACATCCTCAGCGATTCCGGCTTACTGTGCATTTTTACACGAATCCCGAACTTGGTCTCCTGTATGGACTCCACTGCGGCCCTCTGCTCCTTCGTCCACTGTTCGGAATCCAGAATACTCGCCCTTCCGTCCTTGACGGTCACAATGTCGCTGATATTGGTGAATGCGATCCTGGCCAGCTCCCGGACAACGTGCTCGACCCGTACGCCACTCATGACCTCCAGGCGGTCCCTGGCCTCGCTCAGCGCCTGTCTTACGTGGACCTTGTTCAAAAGAATGTGCGCCTGTTGCTTGGCGCTCTTGACCGCATAGCCCGCATCGACCGCGGCCTGGGCTCCCTGCCCTCCATTCTCCAGGTAGTGGGTGACGAAGTCGGCTTGCCGGACGGTCAATACAGGCCTTTTGGGGTTTTTCTGTTTTCCAGTCATTCTGAAAATTATAGATTATTCAGGGAATCAGGGAGTTGGGGTCGGTCATTTCCAGTCGGAACGAAGCGCTCTATCTATCAATAATCGGAAGATTGATAGTGGTTGATAGTTATGTGTCAATCCTTCTGGTTCGCTTTCTTCCATTCCTTTATATCGTATTCCGGCAATGGCACGGTCTGCCCCTTCAGCGGGTGCGTGCAGTCGTGGAGAAACTGGATCTGCCCATCCGTCACGTATGAATGGCACACGTGGAGATGATCGAAATAGTCGATCTCGCACTTGATGGAAGGTGTGAACGTGGGCTTTTCCTCGTTCCCGTTGAATTCCCAAATCGGCCGTCCCTCGCTTTCAGGGAACCGGGCCATGCGAGCCACCGTGATGTAGTGAACCGGAATGAGGCGCTTATTGGTCTTGGCCGCCTCGGCGCACCCGGGACAGACGAACCGATACCCGACCAGCACGTCATCCAGATCCTTGACCTTCTGCAGGATTTCCATGTTTCAGTCTCCCATGTACATCGACTCTACCATGTCCAGGACCGTGGTTGATAGTTATGTATCAATCCTTCTGGTTCGCTTCCTTCCATTCCTCTATCTGGAGGGCCAGTCGGTCCAGATCCTCCACCATGCGGCCCAATAGTGTTTCCAGTGCGTCCATGTCCAGGACCTTGGGCTCGAGCGACTGGTTCACTGTGCTTTCTCCCCTGCGTGGGGTTCTGATTGCGTCTTTCTGTCGATCTGTTGCAGACGCCTCCAGTTTCTCCAAGGCGCTCTTGAATGTGGCCGGATCTCTCGCAACGGTATTATAAAAATCGTTCAGCAATCGCTGGTGTTCCTTGCCCATTCGGTTCCCTCCAATGCCTTTTCGACTTTCAGTTTCCAGGCCTTCGGGGCCCTCTCGGTGTTCCTGTCCGCGATCTCCTCGAGTTGCGGGTACGGTTCCGCCCCATGGTGTTTCCTGTGGTGGCTCTTGCAAAGGGTCACCAGGTTTTCCGGTCGGTTGTCCGATACTTCCTCATTGATGTGGTGGACGTCCAGGTATCCGGACTTGCCGCAGAGGACGCAGGAATGTTGGTCTCTTTCCAGTACCAGAGGTCGCATTCTCTGGTGGGCTCCGGTGTTGTAGGAATGCCCATGCTTGTAACTTATCGAGTTGGGGCCTATATGATTCCGGCGATAATATTCGTTGGCGCATTTCCTGGAGCAGTAGACTTTCCGGCCGTCTCCCTTGAGTAATCGCTTCTTGACCTGACCCATTGCCATTTTCACCTGGGTTCCGCATTGGGGACAATGGAATCTTGACCACAATGCGGATTTGCTGTGGCCTCTTTTCAGTTTCCCTTCAGCGGTGATGTTCCCAGGGTATTCCTCTCTTACCCGGTCGATCAGCTCGGCCACGTCCCTGGGGAAAGGGGCCAGGTCGATCCATTGGGTGACGTCTGCCGTGTTCATGTTTCCTCCTGGGTCTTATTTCACTCCACACAGGGACATGGCCAATTCCTGCTGAATATTGCCTTCCTTTCTCACCTTGTTCAACAGAGCCAGCAATCCGGCAATTCCTACTATTGTCCCCTCCTTTTGCTGGTGTTCGATCTTGCCCCAAATCATCTCCTCCACTTGCAACATAACATTGAATCTGAAGGCACTGGATTCACACAAAGTGAATTGACTGTTGGCCATTGCTGGTGAAGCGATCACCACAGACAGAATAATTGACAATGTCAGTTTTCTCATAATGTCGTCCCTCCTTAATTGAGACAAAAAATAGACTACACTAAAATGTAGTACAAGTCAAGGGAGGCCTGTACGGGACATTTTCGTCGCTTGTTGAAAACCTGAAATCGCTCGCTGGGTGGATTCCTTTCCCCAGTGGTAGGAATATGCGTATTTCAGTAAAGATCGCACCCAGCGAGTCCAGGTGCAGGATTTCAGACGTTATTGGCCTTGCTGGGCGTTCTCTATCCGTCCGGCCTGGAATGCGGCCATGACCTGCTCCGGAGTCATTCCTCCGAATGTACGTCCGGCATAATGCGCGGCCTCTCCGACCAGCCGAGGACTGAATGCCATGAGTCCGGCCAAGCCCATAGGGCTGACCGACCCTCCTATCGCTCCGATTCCACTGGCTCCTGCCGCTCCGGTTCCAGCGAACCTCGCCGTGATTCCCCGAGGCAATGCGGACGACACGGCCTGCCCGGCCAGTCCGGGCATCAGGAGCTCTCCGCCTCCTTCCCCTTCCAAACGCGCCGCCATCTGCGCCCTCTTTCCGAATGCCGAAGATGCGTCCTTGCGGAGAATCGCCTGCAGCTTCCTCAGTGCGGTAGCAGAGCCCGCCGCCTTGCCTAGGCTGAGCTCTTTCTCCACATCATCCAATGCCTGCCTCGCCTTGTGATAATCCCCCATTGCTTTCGCATATCCGGGGGACTGAAGATCAATGCTCTTGCGGATGGCGTAGTAGATTTCCCCAGCCATCTTCCGCTCCGGAGTGCCGTACTTGAGGGAGTTCATATGGTTTCCCACCGCCTGCCTGAGCTCGTCCAGCCCCTGCACGGTATGGAACCGGGCCGGGTCTCCGGCCTGCCACTCCGCCAATAGCGTACTGATTTCCTTCCGGACCTTGCCCAATTTCTTTGGAATGGCAGAGGGGGCTTCCTTCTGGAGCGGACTGCCGTACTTATCCATAACCTTGCCCACCTGAGAAAGCACAGATCCAAAATTCAACGGTTCTCCGGGGGCCGCTCCCATTGCCTGCGCCTTTCCAGTCTTGAACTCTGCCAGATTCTTGGCGCGCATGGCGGCCAAGGCCTTCTTCGCCTCGCCCACCACGGTCTCCATAGGAATCTCCTGCCTCATGGATTGCAGGAACATTCGAGATTTCGCCGCGCCTCTACTCCTCGGAGATGCGACTTCCCCAGCTTTCGAGGTCATCCAGTCCCCATCGTCTGCTTTCTCTATAACCCTCAGCGGAACCGGGCCTGCTTCCTTGCCAGTCTGGGCGGCGATTCTCAATGCGTCCGCTCCGGCCCCGGTAGTGAATCCAAGAATGTTGGAGATCATTTTTCCTGTAGGGGCGGCCACTGCACGAATTGGGTCTACCGCCCGTCCGGCGGTCTTTGCCTTCTCCGCGGCCTTGGCGAATGCAGGAACCTTGGAAGCCGCCACGCCTCCGCCCAGCAACACCACTGACGCATCCGCCAGGAATCCTACCGGATCGGTCGCAATCGTATTCTTGACTTCATCTTCCCCACCATAGCGGTCCGCAAAAAATTTCCCGACTGCCTCGGCTTCCTCCTCGGTATTCTTGAACCACCTATCGGACTGGCCAGGAACCAGCTTCTGCACTCCGCCCTTGACCACGTTGTACAGGCCGCCCATCGTATCCAATGGGTTGAATACCGCCGTGGCAATATCCGATCCGAATTGCATGGCAGAGCCAGGAATATTCTGCAGGGCCTCTCCCGGCACCTGCGTCCACGAACGTTGAGGGGTTTGTGAGACTCCGGAAGCCTTTGCCTCCAGCTCGGACTTGCGCTGGCGCATAGTTCCAAGCTGCTGAAGATTGTCCCGTCTAGCGCGGAGCTCTTCCAGAGTGGCCATTAGGAACCTCTCTCAAGCTGCTCCAGTCTATCAATCTCCTGCTGTAGCTGCGTAAGCTCGGAGGATTCTTCTGGAGTCAATCCTGTTCCAGCCCCAGGCCCTAAGTCCGCCGCAAAGTCGACCACTTCCTCAGTATCGGACTTGAAGCGACTCAAAGGATTAGCGATAAAGTCCTGCTCGGTCGGAACCGTGATTCCCTGATCCAGGAAGTATTGCCGCCGGCGAATGGTCGCGTCAATCTCGGCCTGCGCTCCCTCGAGCTTGGACATGAACTCGGTCGGGCCGTCACGAGACGGGTCAGGAATGGCCTTGCGGATACGGTCCGCCTCTTTCTCTGACATCTGTGCGCCGGTGATCTCCTTGATATACCGGTTCATCGCATCGTAGGAAGATCGTTTCCAGGTCGAAAAGTCGGACAGCTCTTTCCGGGACTCTTTCGACAGCGTGGCTCCGGCCTTCTCCTGCAAATCCAGAGTGGTCAATCTGATTTTGCCTGGGATAGTCAGATACTCCGGCTTCACAGTCTCCCGGATCTCCGCAAACTTGGCGGCAGAGTCGGCCAGCCCAATCACCTTCGTCTGTTCCTTGCCTTTAACAGATGCCTCCAGGCTGGTCTCTGGAGCAAACGTCCAGCCC